CCGTGGACGGGGTCGGCCGGGGCGAGGTCGGTGCCCTTGAGCTTGGACGCGATGTTCGCCTTCGACGCAGCGTCCATGTCCGCCCACTTGACGAGGTTCTCCCGGTCCACGAGTACGGCCTGGTCGCCGCCCTCAACGGAGGGTTCGCCGATGTCGGCACGGTAGCGGTCCAACGTCCAGGAGCCGTTACGGAGCCGCATGTCGCGGATGTCCTCTACGGTCTTGGAGTCGCGCATGTCGATGTCGCGGAACTTCAGCTTCCAGCCGTCGACGCCGAAGCCGTTCTTGGCCAGCGCGAAGTTCAGCGCCTCCAACACGAGTTCGGCGATGGGCTGGCAGGTGTTGACCATGAACGTGCGGTCCTGCGCCTCACCGGTGCCGCCGCCCAGGTTCCCGGACTCGATGACCCCGACCTTCGCCGGGGGCACACCGTAGGCGGCGATGATCTCGTCGCGCTTCTGGTTGAGGAACTGCAGGTAGTCCATCGTGCGGGACTCGGCGAGTTCCTTCAGGGTGGCGCCGCCGCGCGTGTTGATCGGGTTCCCGATGTTCCTCGGGCCGATGTTCCGCTGCTGATACTGGGCGTTCCACCGGTTGATGTCCGCCGACGACGCAGACGCCGGGTGGTCGACCCAGATCTGGGTGGGCGCACCCTTCCGGAAGATCTCCTTCGACGTGGCCGCGGCGAACAGCCACGACGTGATCGGCAGCAGCGCGGCCTGCGTCGGGCTGACACCGAACACCGACGAGCGGGGCGAGTCCAGCGAGATGTGGATGACCTCGCGCGGCTCGAACTCCGCGCGTTGCCCCATCTCCGTGAACTGCACGTACGAGGTGACGTTGCCGTGCTCGTCCGCGATCGGCAGCATGCTCGGGCAGTCCAGCGAGTACAGGGCGACCGGCTGGTTGCCGACCCATACGACCTCGATGTACGCGTCACCGAAGACGAGCAGATCGACCACCACGCCGCGGAGGATTTGTCGGATGTTCTCCCGCGGGTTGCAGTACGCCAGCATCCCCTCAAGGAGCTTCACCTCTGCGGGCTTCTCCGGGGTGTCCTCGTCGCCCTCGCCGTCATCGTTGTCCCAGTCGGTGACCAGGCCGCCGGCCGTGATGGTCCGGGCGATCGCGTTGACGGACGCCCACGCCCAAGGGCAGGCCAGGTAGGCCTGGTAGAGCTCGTCGAGCATCGACCGGCGGTCGGTCTGGGTGGCCGCACCGATGCCCTGGTTCGACTCGGTCAGGCCGCCCGGCCCGATCCCGTACTCGAAGCCGGCGCGTTCCGGCAGGCGCCGCTCGGCGGACGCCCGCTCCAGTACCTCCGGCTCGGCACGCCGGTTGTTGAACCACGACCTCAACCCCACGGGGATTCCACCGTCCTCCCCGCACGCGGCGTCTCATCGTCCTCGAACCACCAGGCATCAGCAGACGGCGCGGTCTCGGCCGGCCGGTACGCCATGGACGGGCCGAGCGGCTGAAGTACTTCGGCGATCGGCTCTGTTGGCGCCTCGTCGAGGATCACCATCTCCGGGCCTGTACCGAGGTTGGTGAGCAGGTAGCGGAAGGCGTCGGATGCGTGGTCGTCGGCGGTCGTGTCGGCGTCCTCGGGGTCGCCCTTGGTGGCGTGCGGCAGGTCGGAGAGCTCTCGGTAGAGCTCGGTGACCGTCGAGAACATGTGGACCATCGGGCAGGTGGTCCAGCCCTGAGCCCGGTGATGTGGGCACGCTGGCGCTTCCTTCAGGTAGGAGCGGACGCGCTGCCAGCCGGTAACTCGGGAGCCGGCGCCCTTTCCGGCCTGGGTGAGGTGGACACCGTTCTCGGCGTAGATGTGGGAGATGGCCTTGGCGTCGCCGCGGGTGGCCCACATAGCGTCGTCGGCGTACCGCACTGAGACGTGCTCGTCGTCCGTCTCAGCCGAAAGAATCTGCTGAGCCTGTTCGGCCTCGCCTACCTGCTTCTTGTAGATCTCGCGGTAGATCCAGACGCGGCCGTCTTCGTCGACCGCGGCCCACAGTACGGCCCAGGGTGCGCTGAAGCCCCAGTCGACGCCGTTGTAGCGGCGCCACGAAGCGGGGAGCGTGATCGGCTCGACGACGTGCCGCTCCCGCTTGAGCTCGGGGAACATCTGGCCTTGGAACACGTCCCAGTCACCGTCCAGGAACGCGGAGCGGAGTTTCCCATCGAGGGCCTGCAGGTCTTGCGCGTACTCGGGGTTGACGTGCGGGTTGTCGCTGAGCTTGGACGGGATGAAGCGGACCGAACGGCCGCGGACGTCGGTGATGACGTTCCGGCCGTAACCGGTGGGCTTGATGTACCGGGTTTTCACCGCACCGTGGCCGGGGCCGCCCGGGTTGGTCCCGGAGCGGATTCCGATGACGGGGATGTCTCGGCGCCCGGACCGGAGCCGGGACTCCAGGAACGAGACGACGTCGGGTGCGGTGAGTGTGCGCTCGTCGAACGTGAGCTTCTGATACTGGCCGCCCTGCCGACGGGTGGCGTCCTGCACGGATTCCGCGTACCGGTACATGATCAGGCTGCCGTTCGGGAACCTCAGCTCGAACTCGCTGCCGTTCCACGCCGCGCCGAGCGCCTTCGCGAAGCTCGCCTGCGCGAGTTCGGCGATCAGCGATTCCTTCAGCTCGCCGAAGGTCCGCCGGAACGCGCCGATCCGCAGGCCCGGGTAGGTCATACAGTCTCGGAGGTCGTCCATGAGGAGGGCTCTGGTCTTGCCGCCTCCCGCGCTTCCGCCGAAAAGGACGTCGAACTCGGTCGCGGCGTGGAAGACCTGCTGCTTCGGTGTCGGCTCATAGTCGAGCTGGCCGAAGACGTCCTTCGGTTCGAACGCTTGGGCCGCATGCTCGGCCCAGTCCATGGTGGCGGTCACCGGTACCGCCTCCTCGGTCAGCCCGAAGCGAGCGCCCGAAGATGCCGGGGAACGACCTCGGGGACACGGGCCTGCTGCTCGACAGTGAGTTGAAGGTCGCCGAGGATCGCCCGGATCACCTGCGCGACGAGCGCGCCCTGGCTCTCGGCCAGTTGGACGCGGCGTTCCTCGATGCCGGCCTTGATGGCGGCTGAGCACACCTTGACGAGGTGATCGCGTTCCTGCTGGTAGAGCTTGAGCCACTCGCTGGGGGTGGCTTCCTCGGTGATGCCGCGGTCTTCCCCACCGGTCTTCTCCTTGGTGACGCCCCACACGAGTGGATGCTTGTCCGTGTCGGCGCCCATTGCGTCGGGGTCGAGTTCGCGGACGCGGTCGCCGAGCCATGCCACGTGGCCTGCTGTGCGCTGGACTTCTTCGAGGAGGGCTTCGGTGGCGGTGGTTTCGATCTTGAGGCCGTAGGTTGCCACGAGCACCCGCGCTTTCTCCTCGGCGACGCGTTCCCGGCCTTTGGCGAGGTTTTGTGCGGCTGCTCCGCCGTGGAGCTGGCACACCTTCTGCCCGGACGCGGCCGGTCGCGTGCACTGCTTACCCGTTGCTTTCGTGCGGGCCCAGCAGCGGCGGACCCGGTTGCGGCCCATGTCCTTCCACTCCTCGAACCCTTCGGGGAGTGCGCGGTCCCAGCCGCGGCCCTTCTGCCCCATCACGCGCTCCCGGTCAGCCAGTGCGCGGGCAGCGCGGCGACCGCCGGGTCCGCGGCGGGATCGGGTTCCGGCTCGGGAAGCGGCTCCGGGATGCAGTCGCAGCCCCACCGGCCGGTCTCGTTGGGTGCGGTGCAGGCGCCTTGGTGGATGAAGGCGGCAGCTTCGCCGTCGATGGCGTGCTCGGCGCAGGCGTAGACGGCGCGCACGGTGTCCTCGACGGTGGGCAGCGGCCCAAACTCGGGCGCAGGCTGCTGCGGGTCTGCGAGGAGCAGGAGTTCGTCCCTGCGGCTCTGCTCGGCGTGTACAACGTGGACGAGTTCGTCGTCGGTGGGGCGTCGCCGCCAGTTCACGACCGCGCGCGTACCGCACGCCCCGCAGACCGGGCCAGCAGGGATGGCCGGAATCTCCGGGACAGGGGTCGGGAGTTGCTCGGGCGTGATCGGCTCGGGCGAAGGCGAGGGTGCGGCCACAGGGGCCTCCTTCGTGGTCATACGGAGTACCAGCCCCAAGTGCTGTCGCTGCTTTTGAAACCGGACTGGACGCGCAACGTGCTGCCGGTGGCGACGGTCGCGGTGGTGGCGCCGGTGCCGCTGGTGGTGTAGATGAGCTGGCTGGACGTCGTCGCCACGGTAAGCGTGTTGCTGCCGATGTTCTTGAACACGTACTCGACCGGATTGTTCGACGCATCCGGGAGGGTGCCGGTGAACCCGGCGGTGCTGGTGTCACAGAGCAGGGTCCGGTCGAGGGGGTTGGCCGTGAACGTCGTGGTCTTGCGGGCAATGGCGCGCGGTACCTGGCCGTTGACGAACTCGATGCCGCACGCGCTGCTGGTGCTGAACCCGGCCGGCGTGAACAGCCCGGTGAGCTTGACCTTGCCGATCGCGTCCAGAAGCGCGGTCGGCGAGTTGCCGCCGACGTTTGGGGCGCCGGATTCGGTCTGCAGTTGGTCGATGTCGACGATCGGGCCGACACCGCCTGAGCCTGCGCCGATGAAGTACAGCTCGTGCGTGCACGACTCGATGCTGGCTTGCAGGACCTTCATGGCGTGGGTGGCGCCGACGCTGCCGTAGTAGTTGCCCACCGGACATAGACCGGCCCACAGGTAGAGGGCCATGTACCTGTCGATCAACCCGTGTTCGGTGAGGAACAGGCCGTAGGTGAAGCCGCCGCCGACCCCGAAGTTCCGCACCAGGTTGTGATCGTTGTTGCCATTCGCGGGCAACAGGGCGGCGATGGAGATCCCGGTGCCGAACGTGGCCGGGCTGGTGTAGTCGGTGGCCGAGGTGACCGTGCCCAACGTGCCGGCGCCGACGTTCTCGATGTAACTGTTGGCGCACCCGAACAGGTTGAACGCCCCGTAGGTGAGCCCGTATGCGGAGTGCGTCGTGGCGATCGCCAGGTTCTTGATGACGGCCATCACGTTGGAGTAGAGGGCGCTGGCCCCGTACCCGCTGCCTTCGTTCGGCCCGCTGATCACCCCGGGGTTGCCGTGGGCGTTGATGTCGCTGATCTGGGTGCCGGTGCCGGAGTAGACGCCCATGCTGATGAGGCAGGAG